TCACTATACAGTTTGATATTGTTTATAAAACCAATAAGTCAGGTGAAGTAGGGCAGAAATCGGTAGACCAGTGGGCTAACGAATTGTTAGAGATCATAGGCGTTAATGTACCTGATTACCCAAGTGCTTCTCCTGACTTTAAAATAGTTACTCGTGTAATGGGTACAAACTTTGCTACATTTGATTATGTAGACGAAGCTTATATCTTTAGAAGAGTAATTACAATGAATCATTTTGTAACTCAAATATTATAAAAAATTAAAATAAAATAAAATGCCAACAACAGGAATTTTTAATGGTACAAACTTGGTAGTATTAGTAGGCACTGAAGTAGTAGCTCACTCTACATCATGTTCTTTATCTGTAAGTGCTGACTTACCAGATGCAACAACTAAATCAAGTGGTGGATGGGCTGATCAAATCGCAGGTTTGCGTTCTTGGTCTTTAACTACAGATGGTCTTACAACAGTTGAACCTACAGGTACAAACTATGTAGTAGGAGATATCTTCTCTGCTTTAAATGGTAGAGGTGTAGTTACAGTTAAGTTTACTACAGTTAATGGAAGTACTCCAATAGTAGGTGATTTAATATGGTCTGGTTCTGCATTTGTAGAGAGTTTAGATATTACTGCTGACATGGAGTCACCAGTTACTTACTCTGCATCTTTCACAGGACAAGGTCAATTAACTCAGGCTACTAACGCATAATAACACCAAAAACACCAAAATATGAGAGGACATTACGAACTATCCCTAAGCGATGGGACTAAGATACCTATGAGGTTTTGTACATGGTCTTTAAAAAGATTCTGTCAACTTCAAGGGATTGGTCCTGCGGAAATAGGAGAAGCATTAAGTGGTGTATCATCACTAGATGCTATTAGTAACTTATTTAGAGCTGCGGCTGAATATCCTTTGTATAAAGAAGGTATAACTCCAAAGTTCACCGATTTAGATACATGTGATTGGATAGATGACATGGGTGGAATAGGAGGTAAAAAGTTTCAAGACGTAATGGCTGCATTAACTGAAAGCTTAAATAGTGGATTAGAAGAAAAGACTACTAAGAAAGCAAATAAAGATGCGGTAAAAAAAAATTAGAGTGGATTGATATTGAAAGATATACAATGGGGGAGTGCCAAGTGCTTCCCCATTTGTTTTGGGATATGACGATGGCTGAGTTAGATTTTATATGGTATGGTTACCGTCATAAAGAAGAACAAGAATGGTTAAAAGTGAGATGGCAAACAACACTTTTAATTAATATACAGCTACCAAAGGGTAAGAAAGTAAAGCCAGAAGAGCTTTTATCACTTGACTGCGATAATCGTAACTTTGTGAAGCAAAGAGTGATGACCAACGAAGAGTTGAGTGAAGTGCTTAAAAAATACGAAAACGTAAAACCAATAAAGCAAAATGGCTGATCAGAATATAAAAGTCAATATTAACCTAGACCTTACCGAGTTTAATAAGAATGCTAAGGCTATGTCTGATGCATTAAGTAAAGTATTAGGCAAAGATGTTAAAATATTTGCTGATGAAATGACAAAGGCAGAGGGTGCAATCAATGGTGCTGAAAAGGCATTGAAAGGTGTAGGTTCTGCTGCTAATAAAACAGGTGGTCTTGTAAAAGAGTCAAATAAACAATGGAGTAATTTAGCTTTAATTGTTCAAGATTTACCATACGGATTTAGAGGTATTCAAAATAACCTTCCTGCATTAGCTGCTGGATTTGCAGGAGTTACTGGTCCAATATATTTAGCTGTATCAGCCTTAATTGCTATTTGGACAGCATTTGGCGATGAGATAACTAAAGTTATATTTAAAACATCAGAAGCTGCTAATCAAAATAAAATGGTTAGTGACAGCTTTAAAAGCGTTGAAAGTTCAGTAATACAAGCTAGTGTTTCTGTAGATAAGATGAACTTTATGATTGACCAAGCTAAAGAAGGCTTTGTTAGCAAGGATAAGGTAGTTAAAACATATAATGAAACTTTAGGGAAAACAATAGGTCAACAAACATCTTTTAATGGAGTTGTTGATGCAATGAAATCAAAAGGTCAAAAATATATTGAGCTTGTTACTATGATGTCTTTTGCTAATTCATTAGCAGCTTTATCGGCTAAAGAAGCTTTTTCTGCTTTGATGGCTGAACAAAAGACTCCAGAAGAATCTTTAAGCTGGATACAAGATTGGGGTAAAAATGCCTTAGGAGCTGTAGAATATACCATAAGTACAATTACTGGTAAGACATCAAAAATGACACCATTGACTGATGCTTTATTTAATGTGGTAGGTACTGTCAAAAAAGGTCAAGCTGTTAATGCTGCAACTAAAAATGTAACTTTTTTAGACGCATTTCTTAAAAATGTAAAAACCGAGTTAGCAAAATTTGCTAAAGAAAATAACTTTAATTTATTTGATTTAGGAGGTGATGGTCCAAAACCTAAAGTAAGCACAAAAGCATTGGATGCTTTAAAATCACAAGCTAAGCTTTACGAAGATGATTTGTTTACTAGAAGATATTACAATTTACTTGTTTTAGATGAAGAGGAAAGGGTTGCATTAAAACAAGCAGAAATTGACAAATTATCTAAAGACGAAAAAGCTTCAATCGCAGAAGATTTTAAAAATAGAAGATTATTAATTGAAAAGCAAACTCAAGATGGTATAAATCAAATTAGAGCTAAAGGTGTAGAAAACCAAGCTAAATTTGAAGAAGATGAGTTAAATAAAATAATAAAAGCATACGATAAGCAATTAGACGTATTTGATGAATATTACAAGAATAAACAAAACTTAAATACAGGTGACAGGTTAAGTCAAAAAGCTATTTATGAGCAAGAGGCTTCTGATTTGCAATATATGCTTGATAATAATTTGATTTCATATCAAGATTATTTTAATAGATTAGGTATAGTATTTAAAGGTTGGACTAATAATAATAAGGCGATTACTCAAGAATCATTGCAAAGTATTCAACAAATTGCAAATGGTATCATGTCCGCTTTAGGTCCGTCTATGGATTTGTTATTAGATAAAAGTGCTAATATAGGAGAAGTATTACAAAAGATGTTTACAGACTTATTAAAGCAATTGGTTAAAGTTGCTGCAACGGCAGCTATAACTGCATTATTAATGACAATTATATTCCCAGAAACATTAGCTAAAGCTGGTATAACTGGAGGAGATTTATTTGGTGGTTTATTTACACAAGGTATGGGATTAGGTACTATGGCATTCCCACCTAAGAAGATGGCAAATGGTGGTATTGTATCAGGTCCTACAATGGGTCTTATGGGTGAATATCCTGGTGCTAGTCATAATCCTGAGGTAGTAGCTCCATTAGATAAATTAAAAACTTTAATAGGCGGTGGATCAGGCGGTCAGTTTGTACTTAGAGGACAAGACTTATTATTATCTGTTAATAGAGCACAAAAGGCATCAAATCTTAAAGGACAAAATATTAGCTTAGCATAATGGCGTACGTTTTAAAATATACTATATCACAAAAATTAAGAAACGAGTCACTTCAAATTGTAAAGATTTATGAAGAAGACCCACTAAATAGTAATGTATATACATACGAGGCTACATCTATACAGATACAGCCAAATTCTAACGAGGAAGATCCAATTGGAGGTATTATATCATCTCAGTTAAATGTATCTTTTTTAATATCTGATGAAAGCGATTATGCTAATTTCCCTGATTTACTAAACTTTAATGACAATAAATATTATGTTGAGTTGGTTATAGGAGAGAATATTAAATGGAAAGGCTTCTTATTTAATGATTATGTTAATGTAGAATTTACTACTGGTAATCAAGAGGTAAATATTGTATGTGTTGATGGGTTGTCCTTTTTAAGATATAATATTTATGATTCTAATATTAGCATAAATGACATTGTTAAATTATTGGATATAATTGGGACTGCTTTAAATAAGTTGCCATATCCTAATATGACATTTATATATGCTTGTTGCTCATATTATGCAGCAGGTATGTTTGATAGAGCAGATGCAGGTGGTGATGAGCCATTTAAACAAGCATATCAATATAGAAGAGATTTTGTTGATTTAGATTATTATACAATACTAGATAATATTATAAAATCTTTTGGGTGTAGACTATTTCAAGCAAATGGAGATTGGTATATTTTACCTATGAACCAAATGGCTACTACTATATATTACACAAGATATGTAGTTGAAGATGAGCCAACAATTTCAGGTAATGGTATATTAAGTAACACAATAAACATTCAAGCGTATAACGAAGATAATGTTCATTTTATAAATAATAGTCAAACTAAAATAGTTAAAAAAGGATATCCTAATATAACTACAAGTATCCCGTATGAATATGCGGATAATTATATTCATAATGGATTATTAAAACAATTAGATTTTGTTGGATTCCCAAAAGGATGGGATTTTAATGAAACTGGCACTGGTAATGTAACATTACAAACAAATTCAGTTGAACAATTTAATACATTCTATATATTTTCAGGAACAAGTGGAACAGCTTCTGTAACTACGGGTGAATTTCCTTCTGATTTTGCTTATTTACCACAAATGTATGGTCCAGAGGCTACTTTATCATTTGACTTTTATGGGTCAATGAGAGTATATATAGAAATATTGGTATTAATTAGTGGAACATATAACTCATTTTACTTAAAAAGTGATGGTACATGGACTACAGTAAGCTCTTATATTGAAGTTTCTGCAAGTAGTTATAATAACTATGAAACAAAAACAATAAATCTTCCATTAGGAGCACAAACTACTTCTTCAGGTGATAGAATAATGCAAGGATATGTAAACTGTTCTTTTTTAGTAGTAAATCAAGGTGGTAATTCTAGGGCAGCATATATTAGAAAATTTAAATTAACTCAATCAGAAGGTGATATTAAAGAGCTAAATATAACTAGATCAGTAAACAATAATCAGATAACTAAAAGCATAGAGCTTTTATATGGTTTAATATATCCTGATTTAGCTGCTTATGAAGTATTAAATTATGTAGGTCAATATGTAGATGTTAATGGAACTACACTGACAGGATGGTATAGGTATGGTAAACCTGCCGAATCATTTGACAACTTACAACAATTAGCTATGAGGCAATATTCAAATTTATTAAATAAAAATATTGCTACATTAGAAGGAGATTTAGGAGCTTTTGACTCATCAGTTGGTATAGTTTATTTAGATAAAGTTTATGAAGTTCAAGACTCATCTACTAATGCTTTATCTTATAATGGTAAAAAATTTATGATAAATAGATTGACTTCTAATCCATATATGGACCAAGTAAATAGTATTCAACTTATAGAAGTTGTAAATCAAGATAATGCATCAACAGAAACAATAGAATATGTAGGAGCAATACCTGTAACAAAACCTAAAAGATATTTTTAATATGGCATCAGTAATAAACGGAACGAACATAGTATTATATAAATACGACACAAATAAGCAATACTATTTCAATGGTTCTATAAATCAAGGAGTAACTGTTAATGGTTTTGCTTGTAAAGAATTAAGCACAACAGCAATAGTTGGTACTTCTACTAACTTTAATAAGACAGGAGCAGGGGTAATAGCTTCATTTATAACAGATGCTAGTGACCCAAACATTACTGAAATTACTGCTGGTACATGGACTATATCAGGTTACTATTCTATAGCAACTGCCTTTGCAGGAGCTAAAGTACAATACAAGCTATACAAATACGCAGGTTCAACAGCTACTTTGTTAGCAACTTCAGATGAAACTACTCTAACATCGTTGACTAAGATTGTATATAATACCAATATGACTGTAGCTACTACAGCTTTATTAAATACTGATAGAATCATTATAGAGGTTAATTACTTAGGTACTACAACAAATGAAATAACTTTATATACCCAATCAACCAATCTTGGAACTGTTACAACTAACATTTCTGTAGGCGTACCTTTTGGAGCAGCTACAAACTGTTCTTTTGAGGTTTCGGTAGATCAGAAAGAAGTTACTTCAGCATCTTCTGCGTGGTTTAAAGAGTATAAGAATGACGTTGCTTCATGGACTATCAATGCTGATGGCTTTGTTGCATTAAATGATTATTCTTATTTATTCTTAGCAAACCTTCAGTTAACTAGACAACCTATATTAATCAAGTTTCAAGTAGATAATGACAATGGGGATGGTAGTGGGACTCTAGGATACTCTATATTCACTGGTACAGCCAATTTAAGCTCACTTAGTTTAAGTGCAGGGGTAGAGGGAGCATCAACATATAGCGTGTCACTACAAGGCTCTGGTGCTTATACAATAACAGGTACTCAAGTTACTCCTGCTGGTGTAGTTATAGAAACTTCAAATGTGATTATGTATCAATATACGGCTACAGGTGGAGAAACTACTGTAACATTTACAGCAGCTATTGGTGGTACTTGCTTGTCAGTAACAAGAGGTGGTATGGAGGTTAGAAGTATATTAACTTCAGGTACTGCTACAGGTGATAATGTGGTATTTAATGCTACGACAGGAGTTCTTACCTTTGGCAGAGCTTTAGAGGCGGATGAGTTTGTTAGAATAATTGCAAAATAAAAGTTAAAATTTATATATAAATGAGTTCACAATTACAGGTAACAGGCGAAGCAAAGATTAGGGATATACAAGGTCCAGTAGTGGCTAATAGTGGTGTAATAACCGCTTTAGATGGTGCTGCTTCACAATATGTTCGTGGTGATGGTACTTTAGCTGACTTTCCAACATCAAGTGGTGGTGGTAGTTCGGTTAGTTACTATCTTAACTCAAGTGTTTCACAAGGTACTATCGGTGGAGTAGCTTATAGAGAATTAAGCAAAGACCCAATCATAGGTACTGGAACTGACATTGCTATTTCATCTAATGGATATGTAGCGAGTTATATTACAGATGCTAATGATCCTGATGTAACAATAGTACCTGGCGGTAACTTTAATTGTGAGTTTTATTTTAGTGTAAGTAACGATACAGGTAACCCTTTTACTTATGCAGAACTTTATAAGTACGATGGTACAACTTTTACCTTATTAGGTTCAAGCGTTGCAGTTCCAGAGTACATTAATCAAGGCACTATCATTGCACCTTATTATTTCGCTATTCCTGTGGCTACCGCTGCTTTAGCTTTAACGGATAGATTGGCAATTAGAATCTATGTAAACGTAGATGGTAGAACAGTTACTTTACATACTGAAAATAGCCATTTATGTCAAGTGGTAACAACCTTATCTAAAGGGATGGTTTCTTTAAACAACTTAACAGATCAATCACAATTCTTAACAACAGGAACGGCTGGAACTAACTTTACAATAGCTTCAACTGGTGATACACATACTTTTAACCTACCAGTGGCTTCGGCTACAAATACAGGTAAATTAAGTTCTACTGATTGGAGTACTTTTAATAACAAAATAGCTGGTAGTGGAACAATTAATAATATACCAAAATTTACTGCATCTGGAACAATAGGTGATAGTAGTTTAAGTGATGATAGTGGAACTTTAAGATATCAAGGTATTGGATTTAGAGGTTTAGATATAAAAAGTACTAACAACTCAACAAGCATTCGTTTAGAGTCATATTCAGCATCAACTAATGCTGATAATGGTATTAAAGAAATTGAAATGGATGGGTATTATAGTTCATTCAATTCATACTTTGGATATAATAGTTCAGGTGCAGAATGGTTAATAAATGGGTATGCTGATACTGTTGCTAATACAACAAATAGAGGAACAACAACTTGGCAAATACCATCTTTAGATGGAACTTATGGATATTTTGATGTAAGAAGTTATCATAGTGCAACCCCAATTATTAGAGCATTTGCAAGTAATAATGTAGTTATAGGCGGTTCTACAAATAATAGTTTTAAATTAGAGGTTGTTGGAACTACTAAAATAAGTGGTGTATTAACATTAGGTTCAACAATAAGCAACGGAACTAATACTTATACATTACCAAGTGCAACAGGAACATTAGCTTTAACAAGCGATTTGAGTTCTTATGTGCCATATACAGGTGCTATTGCTGATGTTGACTTAGGAGTTAACTTTCTTAAGGCAAGAACATTTTATGCAGAAGGTAATGGAGGAGGCGGAAGCTATGCTATTAAGAATGGCACAACTCCATCTTTTGAGGATGGTTACACAATTTTATCTTCTAATGATTATAGATTAAATATTTTATCAACTGTTAGTACAGTAACTAAAGCAGTTTATTTAGGATTTTCTGGAGTAACTGCAACAAGAACATATACCCTACCTGACTTATCAGGTACTTTAGCACTTCTTGAAGGAACGCAAACATTTAGTGGTAATAAGACATTTAGTGCGTTAACTGCATTTACATTTGCTAATGGAACAAGAATGGATTATGGGTTATATTTAAGTAAAGGAGCAGTTCCAAGTGCCTTTACAAGTTTAACTACTAACATTTATTCAGATGCTACAACAAACAATATTGTAATTAGGGATAATTCAAGTGTTGCTAAATTAGATTTTAACAACTCAACCCAAACTTACACATTCCCAGCATCAAGTGGTACAATAGCATTGACAAGTGATTTAAGTGGTTATGTTCCTTATACAGGAGCAACTAGCAATGTCAACTTAGGTGTTTATGATATAAGTGTTAGTGGTATAAAAGTTGAATCAAATGTTAGCGGAGGTACTGCTGTAAATATTAAACAAAATTCTACAACTTTAATAGCTGGTGCTGGATATATTTCAATTGGAGCTAAAGACCTTGATACATTATTATTTTCTTATGGTGGTGCAACTAATTCAGATTATAAAGCTATTAGATTAAAAACAACAAACATACCAAATACAAGTAGTAGAGTATATGAATTTCCAAATGCAGATGGTACTCTTGCCCTTACATCAAACCTAAGTGCTTACCTACCTTTAACTGGTGGTACACTTACTGGTGCATTGAGTGGAACGAGTGCTACATTCTCAAGTAATTTGAGTGCTGCTCAAGCTACATTTACTTCTGCTACAAATCCTTTAATTATAAAAGGAACAAATGCTTCTACACAATGGACAGAATACTATTATAATACTTCTACTTTACTCGGTTACATTGGTAATGGTTCAGGTATTTTAACAGGTGGTTTAAGTTCCGATTTTATATTTAGAAGTGAAACTAATTTTGTTATAGCCACAGGTGGTAACAATAGAAGAATGACCATCACAGGTGCTGGCAATGTAGGAATCGGAACGAGTAGTCCTACTGCGTTTAGTGGTAATACTGTTTTAGCTATTAACAATGCAGCTGGAGGTGCAGTTTTAGAATTGCAATCAAATGGTACAAGTGCATTTAGAATGGCTACATCTTCAAGTGATTCTGCATTATGGGAACCGAGAAGTGTACCTGTTTTATTCGCTACTGCTAACTCTGAACGTATGCGTATCACAATCGATGGCAATGTAGGAATCGGAACGAGTAGCCCAAGTGGTGCTGCTGGTCTTGCGTTAGTATTAAATAGTGGAGCATCTCAAGGTAGAATATGTATAAAGACAAGTGCTACTGGTGATGCAAGTGGTGCTGGTTTACAAATAGGTATGGCTGGTGTAGATGCATTTATTGAGCAAAGAGAAAATGCTGCTTTATCATTTGCTACTAATGCAGCCGAAAGAATGAGAATCACTTCGGGGGGGAATGTATGTATTGGAAGTACTTCTGCAATTTCTACAAGACAAGAATTAAGAATAGGAGGTAATGCTGGTGGTTCAAGAATTTCTTTAGGAATAAGTGGCACTAATTATAGTGCATTAGTTACTGATAGTGGTGGTAACGTTTATATATCAAACGAATATAATGATGCTAATATTAAGTTATTAATGATTAATTACTCTAATGGAGTTTATTTATCTCAATCTGCTACATCTTGGACTGCAAATTCCGACGAAAGATTAAAGAATATAAACGGGACTATTGAAAATGCAGTTGATAAATTAAAAACATTAAGAGCGGTAAACTTTAGTTGGAAAAGTGATGAAAATAAAAAAGAGGTTTTAGGACTTATTGCTCAAGATGTAGAAAAAGTATTTCCGCAAGTTATTGATAAAAACAAATTAGTTAATCAAAAAACAGAAATTAAAGATGAAACTGAATATTTGGGAGTAAGATATGTAGAATTAGTGCCAGTATTAATAGCTGCCATTCAAGAACAACAAGCACAAATAGAAGAACTTAAACAATTAATTAAAAATAAATAATATGAAATACTGGTACATTAATCAATTAGACTGCGTTCCTCAAGATGGTGATTTAACAGACTTTGTTGTTGTTGCACATTGGACTCGCTTAGCAAAAGAAACTATCAACGAGAAAGAATATCAAGCAAGTGTCTATGGCTCTCAATCATTCTCAAAGGATGACGTTACTAACTTTATCCCTTACGAGGATTTAACCTATGACATCGTTTGTGGTTGGTTGGATGCTTCTTTAGATGTAGAGGCTTTAGATGCTAATTTAGACCAACAAATAGAGAATCAAGTTAATCCACCAATTGTGGTATTACCTTTACCATTTGTTAATCCGTAATGAAACACCTTAAAGACTACGCTTTAATCGTTTTAACAGCTTTTGTAGCAGTATTCTGTTACAGGAGCTGTAATGGTATTAAGGATATTCAAGTGGTAGAATCTATAGTTCATGACACGATTACACAAAAAGTTGTAACCTCCAGGTGGAAACAAGGAAAAGCGATTCCTTATGTTATAATAGCTACCGATACTGTACATGATTCTGTACGTTATACTGTACATGATACCGTACAAATCTTAACGGATTATATGCGTACTTATGCCTATTCTGACACCATTAACGTAGATTCTAATACCTTTGTCATTAACGACACTATAAGCCAAAATAAAATCCAATCAAGGGGATTTGAGGCTAAAATAACCGAAAAAACCATACTTACCACCATTACTAAGACACCTAAAGCTAAGAATAGTCTTTATTTGGGCTTTAGAGGCGATTTAAGCGGTTCAAATGGCTTAGAAGTACTAAGTCCTGGAATCGTACTTAATGCCAAAAATAAGGCTCTAATAGGTCTTAATATAAATATTAATAAAAACTTTAATATAGGCTACTCAGGTAGTGTATATTTTAAAATAGGTAAAAAGTAAGTAAATGGCAGCTAAAAAAGACGTTAATGTAAGTGCTAATCCTCTCCCGATTAGCTTTTCTCAGTTTAGTAAAGACCCAATTAAAGGAACTATGTTCCTAGTTATCATAGGCATTACAGTCCTTTATGTAGACATTAGGGGCAATTTCAACAATCAGATTAACTCTCAAGATGCTAGGATTACTAACCTTGAGTATAAAGATAGCCTAAAGACTCAGGCTTTAATTGAGTGTAAAACAGCATTAAGTTCTACTACAACTAAGCTTGAAACCTTAGATGCTATGGGAGCTATTAAATCATCAGTTAAATAAAAGGCAATGAAATCGTTTCTTTTGATATTTGGTTTTTTAACAGTTACAGCAACTACTATAAATGTTACAGCTAAAAAAGAGGACAAAGCAGTTACTGAAGACAAGGAGTTCGAGCAATTCATGACTGAGTTTAATAGCACAATGACTAAGAATAAAGCTGTTCAGATTAAAGCAGATCAGGCTAAAGAAGCCATAGTAACGTCTACCGTTAGTAAGTTTGCTGAGATTAAGCAAGAGATTACCACATTAAAAACCGAGCTACATGAAGTTAAAGCAACTTTGGATAGTGTTAATGCTGATAGTGATACCAGCTTTATCTTACTGCCAATATCCCACTACAAAAAGAATTAAGGGTGATTCTGTTGTTATAATGACCATAGGTCAGGCAGACACTATCAATAAACTATACAAGTCCTATAACGATACAATAATCGCTTATAAGGACTCGTTATCATTTAAAAACAACCTATATGTTACAACAAATAGTAAACTACGCAGTAAAGAAGATTCAGTCAATATTTACAGATATCATATCCAAAATATTAAATCAAGATCAACAATTGATCCTGAGTTTAAAAGAAACTTTGAACAAGAGCAAGGGATAAATAGACTATGGACTTTAATATTGTTTGTAGCTTTAGCAATAATAAAAACTCAATAATATGAAACAGTTTTTCCAGGAAGATAACGGTCAATTTAGTATGAAGCGTTTATGTGGTTTGTTATGTGTAATTACATTGTGCGTTACAGTGTATCACAATAGTTTTAGTGAAGAGCATATAGCTCCAAGTGCAATTCTTGTAGAATCAGTAGCTTTGTTAGCATTCGGTTGCTTAGGATTAACATCAGTAGAAAAGATATTTAAGAAAAATGACTAATTACGAAAAGAGAGTAATGATTATGGCAGCTACATTGTGGGTATGCCTTCTTGTTTACTTCTTTGCTAAAATGATATAG